TGTGCATGGCACCATTAGTATCCGATTCTTCTATTGTCCAAATTATCGGTTTTCATCTTGGAGGTGAACCGGATAAGAGATTTGGATGTTTCGGAACATTATCTCGTTCGGTCGCAATTGAAGCAATAGAACAACTTAACAATAAAAGTGGCATATTAGTCGGAGCTTCCGAAGGCGATTTTAGAACTAAGTTGTATGATGTGCAATTTTATCAAGGTGATGACATTCATCCCAAATGTCCATCGAACTTTCAGGAACCAGGCCACGTGTTGCGTACGTACGGGTCGGTTACTGGAAGATCTACCTATTTTTCGGAGGTGATTACCACTCCTATTAGTGATTCTGTAGAGAAATACTGCGGAGTCGCCAATATATGGGACAAGCCCAAGTTTAGTACTAAGAGTTGGCACAAGGCCATGAGTGGTTATGCTACTCCTAGTATCGGACCATATCCCAGTGAGATACCTTGGGCTGTCAATGATTATCTCGTCCCTATTATAGGTATCATTCGTAGAAGTGACATGTGGCAATCTTTGCGACCTTTGAGTAAGGAACATACATTATGCGGACAGGATGGTGTTAGGTTTATTGATAAAATGCCTAGAAACAAATCTGTAGGATTTCCTGAAGGTGGTGTAATGTTGAAGCACATGACACCTAGTGATGTAGAATATGTAGATATTAGTGATCCTTACGTTTTAGATGAAAAATATTGGGATGAAGTCAATTATATGGAAGAGTGTGCGCTCAGGGGAGAGCGCTCATATCCTATCTTTAAGGCATCCTTGAAGGATGAACCTACTAAGATAACTAAGGATAAAGTTAGAGTATTTACTGGTGCGTCGATGGCACAAAAATTACTCATCAGGAAGTATTTTCTTCCACTCACACGCATTATTTGTCACAATAGCCTCGTATCAGAGTGTGCAGTTGGTATTAATGCTGGTTCCCCCGAGTGGGACCAGATGCATGAACATATCACCCAACATGGCACAGATAGATGTGTGGCTGGAGATTTTTCCGCTTACGACCAACGCATGTCTGCGAGTATAACCATAGCATCATTTGATATTTTGATTCAAATGGCACGCGAATGTGGGTATTCAAAGAGAGATCTAATTATCATGCAATTTATTGTATCGGATATAATTTGTCCAATGGTTGCATATAATGGCACCCTTGTGACATTCTTGGCTGGTAATCCTTCTGGTCAAAACCTCACTGTTTTTATTAATTCATTGGCCAATTCATTATTGTATAGATTAGCATATAGAACAGCATCCAAAATGCCAAATCCACCACCTTTTAGACATTACGTCGCAGCAATGTTTTATGGTGATGATTCTGTTGGTTGTGTATCAAAAGATTGCACATTTTTTAATAACATAGAGATGAGCAAAAAGATGGACGAAATAGGGATGGTATTCACACCGCCTGACAAAAGCTCCGAACATACCGCGTTTATGAAAGGTGAAGTGGAGTTTCTTAAACGTACCAGTGTATATATACCAGAACTTAAACATTATGTGGGTAAATTAGATGAGATGTCCATATATAAAAGTCTCCATTCTGTACTTAGGAGCAAAGAATGTAATATACTAGATCAGTGTTCCCAGAACATAGATGGGGCACTTAGAGAATATTTCTTTCATGGGAGAGAGAAATATGATGAAATGTTAATTAAATTACGAAAGATAGCCGCTGAGCATGATCTTTCGCACAGATGTAAGGACTTGGACGTATCATTTGATGACAGAGTACACAAATGGCACGAAACTTACATTACGAAATCCAATTAATACCTGATTACCGATGTATATAGGGGTAACTTACTGTATATAGCACGGCTTGTATTATAGTGTATAAGAATAAAACTGGTTACCAGTATAACTAACTATACTATTCGTTTTGAGTTGAGCGAATAGCAGAATTAACGACTTGCTAACACAAACCAGAGGAATCAGACCTCGCGATCCCATTCTGATACCCCAACATCGTTTGGTACACACGAAAGTGCACCAGGGCTGGATGGCCCGATTAGACGTATTTTGCGTCGAGCAAGACGAAAGTATACTGCGGAAGATATTTTGCGCATTATTTCAGTAGCATTAGAATTACCTGAACCGGAATTAAGATATGACGGGAGGCCTTTGGATGATTATCGTTCGCAGACTTACCCCGGCACATTTTATGTTGATAATGGTGTGTGTGACTTTGACACTCAACCATTTGATAATGCACCTGGGCCGCGCCTGCGCGGTAATGGACATAGGACAATTCCTAAACTCGAATTGGAACGAACTCCTAAGGTATATTTTCCACAATCATCTACCCGTAGATCAGACTTAGATTATGTAAATTTCTATGATCCAAAATACCGAGAAGCCATTTTACGATATCGTTTGCGATACGCTGAAACATATGGGTTCCCCCCATCTGTCACTGAGATTAGATGGTACCTCGAAGATCTAGAGATGGGCATGTTTGAGTATGACCCACAGGCGTTTGATGATGCGGACGCTGATTGGTGGTGGAGAGATTATTATGAGAATGAAGATTTAATGGACATTTTCTATTTTAATCAATCTGCCGACCAGATCAATTTTCCACCTCAGTTTTACAAAGGATTGCAACTGGATCAAAAATTGGTGGATAAATATATGGCTCTGAAATACGAATACGATTATTATTA